GTTTACGCGGTATGTATTAAGGAGTTCTTTCACTTCTGTATAACAATTTTCAACTATATCGTGTATTTCTATATCGATATGATTCGCCGTCACGGGCGATATAAGATCGGGGTTAATGTTCATTTTACCTATAGTTTCACTCATACCATACGTGGTCACCATTTCACGCGCAATGTTAAATGTTTGTTGAAAATCACTGGATGCACCCGTAGTAACGTGTTCACGTCCATAAACGATCTCTTCTGCTGCGTGACCACCGAGTGCAACCTTAATTTGAGATAAAAGGTAATCTTTCGTATACATACCTACGTCATCCGTCGACGGTTGAAAATACGTAACACCACCCGCGTCCCCTCTTGGTAAAATACTCACTTTACGAACTTCATCGTATTCTTGCATGAGTACACCAATAATAGCGTGCCCCGCCTCGTGGTACGCAACTCGCGCCTTACGCGCTCCAGAAACGGAGCGACTTCCCTTAGCACCAACAACTATTCTTTGGTACACATCTTCAATAATATCCGGTGTTATCATTCCAGATTTTCCATCGCGAACGGCTCGTATAGCACACTCGTTCATAACATTTGCGAGATCGGCACCCGAAAACCCCGTCGTTTGTTTTGCAAGATCACGAAGACTTGCTTCCGGACTTAAAATTTTATCTTTGGCGTGTACTTTGAGTATTTCTTCCCGTCCGTGAACATCGGGTAAAGAAACTTGTATTTTACGATCGAATCTACCGGGGCGTAATAACGCATCGTCGAGTATGTCGATACGGTTTGTTGCACCTATAACAACAATTTCAGTTTCATTCTCGAAACCGTCCATTTCCGTTAATAATTGGTTAATTGTTTGTTCACGCTCATCGTTTGCCGCAAACCCATTCATACTTCTTTTCTTACCAATCGCATCAATTTCATCTATAAAGATAATACACGGTTGGTTTTCACGTGCCAATTCAAATATATCACGGACTCTTTTTGCGCCTACGCCTACAAACATTTCAACGAACGATGACCCCGAACACTGAATAAAAGGAACGGAAGATTCACCTGCTATAGCACGTGCTAAAAGTGTTTTACCCGTACCTGGTTTACCTGTTAATAATGCACCCTTTGGTATTTTAGCACCGGTACCAAAGTACTTTTCTGGCGCCTTGAGAAAATCAACAATTTCTTCGAGCTCATCTTTCGCGCTATCTATACCCTGAACATCATCAAACCGCACTGTTATTTGACTTTCCACATCAATATCATTTTTCATCATAGAAAAAGGACTTTGTCCAATACCACCACCCGTAAACATTCTAAAAATCGCAAAGAAACCTATAGTAATAAACACGAACGATACAAAATCATTAAAACTTCCACCAATAGGTGTTCGAACTAAATCAAAATCAACTTGACTCTCAGACATGGTTTTCCAAAAATCTTCCGATGGTGTGTAATACGACGTACCTACGGTTCCATCCTTTTCTTCGAAGTATACGATATCACTTTGTGGATTTATTTCCGCTTTAACGATTTCGTTTTTCTTAACACCTTTAATAAAATCACTATATATTCGGTGTTCATATTCGGGTTTCTTTTCGATTTTTAAGGGTGGGGAACTAAATAATTTTGATACGGTTAACATGGTCCCCATTATACTTAATTGTAAGAATATAATTATAATAACAGGATGTTTATCTATAAATTTTTGTAGTTTTTTACGTTTTTTTCTTAAACGTTTACGGAACTGTTTCCAGTTCATCTTATAGTATATTTTTAAATTAAACTCTAGTATATCTCGCAAAACTCTCTTTTTCACCTGTGTAATATAACTTATATGATTCAATAATACTGGGTACTTTGTATTTATCGGGCATACACGCCGGTATTCGTGTAAGTCCATGTTTAAAATCGTGTATAGGGTAGTATGCGGTTTCACTTTCACGAAGTTCGAAGTGTGAAGGTTTATTTTCGTATAACCAGAGTATATGTTTAGAACACGCGTGTATTTTACCGAATCGCTTTTTATATTCGAGTGCGAGACACATTCCTATTTCACCCGCAAAATTATAATTATCAATACTGGATGATATCCATAATGTTGTAGGGTGTTTCTTATGTGCAGCTTTGTACCCTCGACGTGCTCCGTTTACGGTATAAGGTGCATTTGATTCTACGTATTCGGTTTGATCCGAGTAAAACCATGCGGTATACATCATTTGACATATTTCAAGTAGAATCTTGATTACATGTTGATCACAGTACATATAAGCAAGCTCTTCGGGATTCATCGAGAGAAAAAATATATTCATTTTGTAAAATTGTATTTTTATTAAAAAAGTGTTCTAACTTAAGTTTTATTCATCGCCTCCATCCGACACGTACTCATCTTCAACAACTTCTTCTTCGTCACCTTCTTCATCGACTACAATTGCCTCGTCTTCCTCTGGTTCGTCGTCGTCTTCAGGATCTTCATCTTCTACCACTTCCGTTTCGGCTTCGGCGGCTTCGGCGGCTTCGGCGGCTTCGGCTTCGGCTTCGGCTTCGGCTTTCTTATCCGCTTTCTTCTTTTTGTTTCTCGACGCTGTTGAAGGTGCGTCGAATATTTTCTCGAGTATTTTCCATTTCTTTTCTATGAGTGCATTACGTTTCTTATATTTTTCCATCATGGAATCCATAAACTCTTGTGAATATCCAAGTGCTTTCAATGCACTTATTATACTCTTTATCGGTGGTATCTTATATTTAGAATAATACTTTTCGTTTAGTACTGCCATTTGAGGTAATACTTTCACGCGAACTTTACCTGATTTTAATACGTTTAAATGAACTACAATTTGATCAAGATTATCAATATGTTTTTCTACGTAAGAATTTATTTTTTTTGGTACCGGTATTTCTTCAACATATGGTTTTTTAAATGGAATACCCATTTCTTTACAGTTTCTTTCCAAACTTTCTAAATAATCTTTCTTATTTTGAACATAAAAGGGTTTTTTTTCTGGTAGTATTATCATTTTTCCATATACAATATTATATAAAAAGGATCCGGGTACGAGTTTCGTCATTTTACTTTATTCTATTAAAATTTTATTACAACTTAGGTCTAATTCACATTCTAAAATTTGATGGGCCGAAAAGTATTGAAGTGACTCATAGGGTCCCCAAAGTTCAATAACTTTTCGTTCCTTATCGTACCACATGTATAAAAGATCAAGGTATCGCGTTAACCAGTAAAACTTTTTACCATTTTTACCAATAAATTTGAAAATATCGTCTTCTTCATACATTGACACATCCATTTGACTGTAGTGTGTGTTTGGTGGGTTGTACGGAGCCATCTTCTTTCTTATTATTAGTACTAAGCGTCTCCTGTTTAAGTCTGATATACTTTTGTGTATATAATCCTTTTTTAACCTTCTTGTCGTTCTTCGTGACGCGTTTCTTAAAGGGATCCATTAGTACTATAGAGCGAGATTACTTTAATCCACACGCACCACAATACTTTTCACTTTTGTTTGGTTTATACATGAAAGTATAAAGAACCACGAGGGCGACTACGGAAGCTGGTAACATATATTGGTTTTTCATTTATAGTATACCTATATTAAAATTCTTCGTCGTCTAAAGATATATCCGATTCCGATTCGTCGTCTTCTGAAGAGGCTAATTCATATTCAAAGTCAGATTCGTCTACCTCGACATACATACCATTCTTAAGTTTTTCGTATAAACCTGTATTTTCAAGATCTGTAGTATCATAGAATCCGGATACAGAGTCTTTAGTAATAAGAATTGGTTCTTCAGTATCAAAATCCCATTCACCATCACCGTAATATTCGAGTAGCGCTACTTCATATTCACTCTGGTCATCTTTTACTATTTTCGCGATAGACTTAAAACCGTCTTCAAAATCAACGTCAATGATCTGGTTTTCCATTTTATTTTAGATGTTTTTAATTCTTAAAGTATATTAAATGGACGCAATTCTTAAAAATAGAGTAGTTGGCGAAAAAGACGCCGTTATGTTCGACATAGACGATACTCTTATTTTTACGAATGGTAATGCAAATGTTCCTATTATTAAGTTATTACATTATGCTAAATATTTAGGCTATAAAATCATTATTATTACAGCTCGCCCAGCTGTAAGAGGAACAATGGAAATTACTCAATACCAACTTAAACAATATGGTATACCGTACGATACACTTGTCATAACACCAGCACATAATAAAGGTAAGATTAAACGTGAATCCGGTTTAAATTATGTTTTATCTGTTGGTGATATGGATACTGATTTAACAGATACACAACACGCACTAAAAATTATGATTTCCACCTAGAATTACAATTATGACACGTAACAAAAACAGTCATAGGTTCATCAGCACTGCGTGTTTGCATTTGGTAAAAAGTTGTTTTGTATGATTTACACCGATTACACCTAAACATACCCTTATATTCTGGATCATTAATCATATTCGTAACCCAGTCCTTTTTCATATTCTGTCTAATATTTTCTTCTAATAATTTTGAATATGGTCCACCTGGCCATAAACCCTGATGAGATAATTCTAGAACACTTTTTGGTTTTAATTCACCGTTTAAAATACGTTCTTTGAGTGTTGGTGAATGTATTAAATTGTGTTTAATTTTTAAAAATGTATGTTTGTATCGGTTTACGAAAAACCTATTATCGATAGAAGGTACATCACCAAGTTCGTTCGTTTTACGTATAGTTGAATTATACGTAGACTTTTCTAAATTTATACATATTGTATCTTCTTTAGATAAACCGAGTAATTCAGCATATTTTTCAAGTGTGTACTGTCTTGATAACATATTAATACACTTGAAATTAAGCTCTACTTAAGTGTGGCATTTTAACTTTTTTACAATCGCCGAAAGATTCAGGGGAGCATTTGTTAAATGGATCGGATGTAGTGAGTGGTCTGTTACGTGTTTCCTTCCATTCCGTATCTAATACGAGGTTTGTGTATAACTCAGACTCTCTGAGTATAAAGAATACGATAACGAGGGCAATGAATGATATGACAACTTTGTTCATTTATTAAAAGCAACTTTTTTATTTGTACATCCTAGGAATGACACTTGCAGTTTTAGTAAATGAGGGAAAAAATGATATTCATGAAATAGATTTAGATATTTCACCTGAAAAAAATGAAATTTATAAAATTTTACGGGGTAAAGCCACATTTCTAGGACAATGGCCTGATAAATCTGTTGTTATAGTTACATGTGAATCGTCTATATTTGAATTATCGATGAATTTAAATAGACTCCCCAGACCCTTACAAA